CATAACGGTTTAACTGGCACAATTATTTATAAAGCAGATAACACCGTTGCGGGAAATTGGGAATTAACCGAAGGGTGGAAACCCTCAATGCACATGAAACGCTGTATTTCACGCTTAACACTCAAAATTACAGATATTAGAGTTGAGCGTTTACAAGCTGGCGGTGACAAGGAATTTTGGGGTGATAAAGTTTGGAATGAAAACCCTTTCGTTTGGGTGATCCAATTTGACGTGCATAAAATGAATATTGACGATTATATTAACCAACAGGAGCTTAAAAATGGAACAAATTAATTTTGATTTAACTAGATTTTATGGAACTGATTTGCAGCCAGAAGATTATTCAAGACTGAGCGGGCAATTAAAAAAAGTTTATGAATTGATGATTGACGGCAAAAAACGCTCAACTTACAAAATAAGCGAAGAATTAAATATTCCCGCAGCATCGGCGCATCGCCATTTAAGCACGCTGCGAACTCAATATGGATTTGTGATTGAGAAAGAATTAGTTTCTGACGGCTTACGGATTTATTGGATTGCTAAAAAAGGCAATATTGCGAAAAAATCAAAAAAGCTAAAACCAATTGGTAATCCTGAATTGTTTGGCGCAATGATGCACGCTATTTACGCTTACGGCGCGCAACCAACGCAAGAAAACAATGGTTTGCTATCTCATGCAGCGACAAAGTGGGCAATGGCATTTTCTGGCGAAATTGGTAATATTGAATATGATGTGGCGGATTGTTAAAATATTATCTTGCAATCACATATTAGTTCTTTATTATGCCTAAATAGGCGGGATAATTCGGGCGCAACCCTTATGAATGGTGACTCAACACATCGCCCCGCCGACCACATTTTAAATTATTGACCCAAATGTTGAGGGGTTTAGTTGAGGTTTGTATGAGTAAAAGCACAGATATTTGGTTTCCTTTTTATATTGGTGATTATATTGCTGACACAATGCACTTGTCCGCAGAAGAACACGGCGCATATCTTTTATTGATTATTCATTATTGGAAAAATCAAAAACCAATAAAAAATGATCCAAAAACGCTGCAAAATATTGCAAAAATAAAATTCAAAAAACTTACAAATGTTTTAGCTTTTTTTGATGAAAAAAATGGTGAGTATTGTCATAAAAGAATAGATAAAGAAATTGCAAAAGCCAAAGAAAACAAAGAGTTAAAGTCGCTAGCTGGTAAAAAAGGTATGGAAAAAAGATATAACAAACAGCTAACAGATGTTATAACAGAAAGCATAACAAAACCGCAACAGAACGCTAACTCTTCACCTTCATCTTCATCTTCATTAGTTACTACACATACTACTACGCGTGCGCAAATTGATTTAGAAATTTTTGATGAAATACTTAAAATTACAGGTGGAAGAATTTTAGACCCTTCACCAATTACAAAATGGTTGCAAGCTGGAGCTGATAAACAATTAATTTTACAAGTTATAAAAACTAGAAATAAGCCTCAAGTAACAAGCTTAAAGTATTTTGACGGCATGATTGCTGATGCTATTGAATATCAAAACCAACCATTAACAAAAGGAGCTAAACATGCAAATAACTCAACTGGCGGACAATATCACAGACAAACTCAAGGACAGCAAGCAGAAGCTGCTATTTTGCAATTTAGCCAGGCGTTAGCAAGCGGTGTTATTCGCGGCGATGAATTTAACAGCGTGGCAGAAAATGCACCTGCCGCAATGGATGCGTTTAGCCGTGCTTTGGGGGTTGGCAAGGGCGAGTTAAGAAAACTGGCAGCAGAGGGCGCACTAACTTCTGATGTACTTATACAAGCACTAAAAGAGCAGTCAGAAGAGGTAGATAAAGCGTTTGGTAAGACAGAATCTACTATCTCACAAGCATTCACTAATCTAAAAAATAACATCATTGTTTTTGTTGGCCAAATGAATGAAGCGACTGGTGCAAGTAAAGACTTTGTATCTGTTTTGGATAGTATTTCGACTTGGATAGAAGGAGGTCAACTGTTTGATGATGTTATTTATCAGACTAAGATATGGAGTTATGCGTTAGATGATGTGTCCGATGCGTTCGAATTATTAAACGCATGGCTGAAAAGTATTGGTGTTGACAGTGATTCTATTTTTGGCAGAGTCGGTAAATCATTAAAAACATTGCCAACTGATTTTACGGCATTAGTAAAACTAGCAACAGCGGAATGGACTAAATTTTCTGACACTGTTGCCGAAGGGATGATTATTCATTCAGACAGACGAAAAGAAATTGATGATGCTTACAATAAAACGATTAGCAATATATTAGGCGAAAGAGACGCTAGATTATCCGCTTCTGATGCAGCAGTTAAAGCAATTCAAGACGAAAGAGCAGCTAAAAAAGCAGCAAGAGAGGATGAAAAGTTTTTCGCTATTGTTGATGAGTTGTTAGCAGAAAAATCAAAGTTAACAGCTAAAGAAATGCTAGAGGCATCACGCAAGAAAGCCGAAGCCGACAAGATTGCTAAAAAATCAGCGGACGATGCAGCTAAAAAAGCTGAACAGTTAAAAAGTCAGTACGATGCTTTAGCTTTATCTCAATTAGAGCAAATAGAGTTATGGGGTAAAGACACAGGACTGGCAAAGCTAAACTTTGACCTGAAATATACAAACCTTAGTAAGTTAGGGCAAAAAGAAAAAGATAATCTCATTTTGCAACAAAAAAAGATTGACGCACTACAAGCCGAAAAAGACCTTGCCGCGCAGCAAACAGAAGTTGATAGTTTTATGGCAGGGCAAGCGCAGGAGCTTGATGCTTTACGCGCTCAGTACACGTCAAAGAATGAGATTGTTTATCAATCAATGATGGCAAGACAGGCTATTATTGATGAGGCATATGCTACCAATCATATGTCAGAAACAGAGTTTTATACTAGAAGCACACAAAACGACTTACAGTACAATGCTGAAAAACTGCAAATTCAAAGCGATGCGATGGCAGAACAAAACGCATTGAAGAATGAAGAATTTAACGCAGCATCTAATTTAGCTGGGAATATTTTAGAGCTTGCTAGAGCAACAGGGCATGAGAACAACGACTTAGCGAAAGCCGCATTTGTTGCACAAAAAGCAATTGCCATAGCGCAAGCAATTTTAATGACTGAACAAGCCGCTATTGCTACACAAGCAAGCTACGCAACTATGGCGGCCTTAACTGCAAACCCTGCGTTAGTGGCAGTCGGTGCGGGTCATGCACAAGTCATTCGCGTTATGGGTTATGCAAGCGCGGCAATCATGGCAGCAACGGCAGGGGCAGAATTGGCAGGCGCACGTGCGATGGGCGGCAACGTTCAGGCAGGAAAAAGTTATCTAGTCGGTGAGCGTGGCGCGGAGGTTGTAACAATGGGCGGCAATGGCCACGTTACGCCTAATCATAAATTGGGTGGCGGTGACTCTAAGATAACGATTGTTAATCAAACCACAGGGCGTATTGATAGTGTCGAAGAAAAAACCATGCCCGATGGTGAGCGTATTTTGATTATTCAACAAGCGCGTGATTTAATAGCGGCAGAGATGCGCGACCCGAACAGCAAAACGTCACGCTCGATGCAATCATCACTCACAGTACAGAGACGCAGATAATGCCTACTTTACCGCGTGACCTTTATCCTGTTACATCTCCTAGCGGCTATAGTTATGGCGCGGCTGGTGGCGTTTATAGAACTCAAGTAGAGGGCGGTTTTAATCGCTACGCTTTAGACTTTGAGCGAGGCGTTCAACAGTTTAATGTTGCCTTAGCTTGCACAGCAGGACATTATCAAATATGGACTTTGTTCTTTTACAACATCATTAAAAAAGGCGCGTTGTCGTTTGATATGCCGCTAGATAGTGGTAGAGGACTGCAAGCACACACGGTTAATATCATCCCAAATTCTGTTAGCGTAAACGAAACAGACGGCAATAATTTTGTTGTGACGTTTCAAGTTGAAGCTGAGTCAAGCGCGTATGATTTTGATGAGGGCGGATCTGGCGCGATATTGGCATTGTGGGAAACAGGTGCTGACATTGCTGACATTACAGAATTGTTTGACCGCCTTGCTTTGTTTGTATTAACTGAAACATTGGTGCTTGTATGAGTATTGATATTGAGCAACAACTCAGAGAGTTTTTAGCAAGCGCGCCACAAACAAAATACATGATTGAAGTGGTTAGCATTGCACATTCTTCACTGACTCAAACTTATCATTTGTGGAAAGAGCCAGCAAGCGGCGCGGTAGTTGATGAAAACAGCAATACACTTGTCGTGCAATCAACTAATCTAAATGTTGCACTGGCTGGCACTCCCGACAACTTAGACCAAAAATTCAACGTGTCAATTGATACTACCGATGCGGATAACGTGCTTAGAAAAGAGTTAGACAGAATTGCTTTAGGCACAACTGAAAAAATAATCTTGACGTATAGGGCTTACTTATCTGATGACTTGACCGAGCCGCAAGCCGTCCAACGATTACAAGTCGAATCTATCACGTACACACGCGGCGTTGCTTCATTGTCAGCCGTTGCGCCTAAGCTCAATGTTACACGCACAGGTGAACTTTACACATTCAGTCGTTTTCCTATGTTGCGTGGTTTTTTATGATTGAAAAATATCTAGCCAAGCATTACGAATGGCCGCCGTGTTGGCAATTGGTCGCTGATGTTTATGTGAATGAGTTAGGTTTATGTGTTGATGATTACACGCCTAAAACCGATTCGATGCGCGATGTTGCAAATGCTTTTCGTCTTGCTTTACATGACAATAAACATGGATTTATGCAGCAGCAAGAGCCAAATAATTACGATGTTGTTTTATTGGGTAAAAGTAAAAAAGTCACGCATTGTGGGTTATATTATAACAGTGGCGTTTTGCATAGCTTAAAAAATATGGTGATATGGCAGCCAATGGCGCAAATTACTGACACTTACGGATTGATTGAGTATTACCGATATGACCGTAACGATTGATTTCTTTAATAATCCGTTTGATAAAGAGCCTACGCTATTTCAGGCTGAAACTGTCGCGCATTGGATTTTAGAACATAAAGAAGAATTAACGAATTACGCAATTTATGAAGGCCAGCCTAGCCAACAAACTGACATTACTAAAAACATAGAAAAGTTAATATCGAAACAGGGGTATTACATTGTTTTGTTGAGTCCATGCGGTGACGCGTTGGCTTTTCTAAACCCGTCCGCGTATTTATCGCTAAAAATTAATGATTATCTCATTCAGAAATTAATCCCTACTCCTGATGTTCCGACAAACATTAATCGCACTCAACAAAGCTCTAACAACTCTTTAGCAAACCGCACAAATGAAGCGCGGGTACTGCAAAGAATAGAAGATATTTTCGGTAAAGTTAGGGCGTATCCTTCGCTTATTCAGCCCGTTTACTCTAAGTACATCAATAATAAGCAGTACGAGTATTCATATATGTGCATAGGACGTGGATGGTATGACGTAGCAGATGTGCG